GTCTGCATGTAGTTCGCCGTTCATGTTCTGTTTGAAATGTACTAATTCGTGTGCTACAGTTCTTAGTATATCTACAGGATGGCGATTAGACAATGCCACTGCCAGCATGTTATCGTCTGGGGAATACATGCCAAAGCTAGGTTGGTCACCTGTATTTAATTCCGGTGCAAAGTGCATTTTAGGAAGACTATCTACTTCCAATACTTCCATAGCTAATGGTAGAAACTTTTTAAACATTTCTACAACGTTGGCATTTTCCTGTGCGCCTTCAACGATAAACTGACGTGCTCTCATAGCAGTATTTAGCGTCGGACAAAGTGATAATCTCCGTCAGGTCCGTTGTTGCTAAAGATACCCAAACAGTCAAACCCTTGTTGATCCATGTAGGCAATTACAGCATCCTTTAAGGTAGCACCTTTATTGTATTCCACAACTTGCAATTCTAGAATAATGTGTTTCACTGTGGATAATGTTTCTACGGCTCCTTTCAGTACATCTAGCTCTGCACCCTGTACATCCATTTTAATCATATCCGGAGCAGGGAAATTTTTAAGACGGCGTACAGCATCTAACGTCACTGTTGTAAGCCTACGACGATGTGATTCGTTAAAGTAGTTAACTGTATCTGGGTTAACTTCTTCGTTTTCTTTGTAGTAACTGTTACCACCAGGGTGAACATCATTTTGGTAGAAATCAACTTCCTTACCACTCTGATCACTTAGAACACCCATATGGTATTGTAGATTTCGTTCTTGATACAAGAACTCACAACTGTCCATTGCTTCAAATAGAATGTACTCTGCTCTATCCCAAATACGCTGTGCTTCGTTAGTCCAGTGTAGTACACATGAACCAATGTCATAAATTACCTTTGGTTCAAATCCTGCATTCTTAAGTCTAGCAAGATAATCTACATGATCACGTGGAATTAATCGTTGACTACCTAATTCTCTTAGGCGGTCCTGTATATTAAATGGTTTCGCATCAGGAATAGCAGGGATAGCAGTATCTACATTAAAGGTAAAGCTACCGGTATGACTGCACAATACGCTAGGGTCTGCCCAGATTTTAAATCCTTTGTCTAATGCTTTTCGACAGAAATCTACATCTTCTGAAACAGTATTTCTGTGGTCAATAGCACTGTAATACTTAAACTGCGGATAACCTATTTCACGCATAACTTCTGCTTTGACTAGAGCACACCCAAACCCACAGCCTGCAATTTCAACTAGATTCCTGCCCTTTAACTTTTCATAAGGCATGTTACTAACGCCGCCTTGAGCGTTATGCTCGTATATTTCTAAAATATGTAAACCGGGCTTGCGCTGTATGTATAGTCCACTGACAACATCCCTGTCATGCGACAGCAATTTTAACAAGGTGTTTGGTGGGAAGCTAATATCACTATCAACACTGAACAAATAATCATATCCCTTGACTACCCAATCTGCGATTAAGTTACGTATTTGATCAATGTTGTATCCGTAGAAATATTGGAATGTAGCTTCGTATCCTTCGGGGATGATCAAGTCGTAGATGCTTTTAAAAGTTTCGGGCTCGATATTACGAGCCGTTGGAATCGCTATTAGGATCTTTTTTTTAGTTTGGTTCATTTTTTTAACAATAGAGTTAGCTGCTGCATTTTGTTCCACAGCATTGACTTTATAATCGTTTAAAGGATTAATGTCGTTATAATTATATACTATATCTTGCAGGCATTTGACTTTGCTTGGATCAGCACTTTCAATGAGTGCATAAAAAATACTGCCGTCGCCGCCTGCCTTATACCATGCACCTGTTTCATCTTGGAATAGGCTATCGTCTAAACCGTCGATTAGATGTTTCTTGAATGTGCGTAGGTGTGTATAAGGTAAAATCCAGTTGAAGTGATGATTCCTATATTCTTTACTGTTTTTTACATGCTCGGGATATGGTTGACTAATCAAAGGAATGTTATCTACCATTGACCAGCAACTGCCGTAGCTAAATTCTGTAGTGCCGTCGTAGACATTGTTGTAGTAGCTAAACACAGTATTGTCATTGACCAAACTGTCGTCGCCGTCCAAAATCATAACAATGGCATTGGGATCTTGTATGCTTCTAAATGCATCTATTTGATTCTTTACAGCACCTACATTATTTTGATTTTCAATAACTTCAAACTTTTCTCGAATGTTGGCTGGATAGTGTGACAACGCATTATACAAGGCATCGAGTGTATTATCGGTGCTGGCATCGTCAACTAGGATACAACGATAGTTGTCGTAGTCTTGTGCAGCAATACTATCAATGCAGCGTGTAATATAGTTTGCACAGTTATAAAATGTGCTGACAACTACAATAGGCTGTTCTATACCGGGCTTGTAATCTTCTAGTTCAACTGTGTTGTGGAACTTGCGATTGTAAATTTTGTGTAGTCTGTGATTAATCTTACTAACAGCACGATAATCGTCTCTACGCAGATAACAGCCTGTGCGCTTGTAAAAGTGTTGTTTCCATTGTAGCGCCACACTGTCCCATCCTGCAATATCTTTAACAATGTTGCAGTAATATTGCTTCTGTTGATGCAGGTACGGATTACGATATGCTTCTACTGTGGTCTTGACAAACTGCTCAATTTGGTGTGGAACATTGATATTGGGGAATAATCCGTTAGGTTCAATTGCGTAGTCGATTAGGTAACAGGCACCATCTACAGCTATTTCTTCAAGTGCGCCAAATCTGCAAGTAATGATTGGAGTATTGTAGCATAGGCTTTCCATTGACGAAATACCATATGTCTCTGGAAATGCTGCTGGATACAACATAAAGTTTGCCTGAGTCAGTATGTCGGCAATCTCTCTCTGACTGATAACACCGGTAAATTCTATACCTTGTGCTGCCAGTTGAGGATCGGCGGCCATAGCACGCCAATCTTTTTCTTGTTGATCGGGTTCGGAGCCAGTACTGAATCTATAGTAGCCACCGATAACTTTTAATCGGGCTTCGGGTATGTGACGCTTAACATGTGGCCAGATTAGTTTAACTAAAGGAATCATTCCTTTGGTAACTGATGCGTTATAGACAAACAGATTCTTGTCTTTAGCAGCAATATTAACTTCTCTATTATAGATGCGTACACCATTGCGTGTGATAAACATCTTACGTTTTAACACTTCAAAGTTACGTCTCTTACCATGATCACAATTGGCAACATAGGTAAGGTGGAAATCACTTAGAGTAAAAATGTCTGTAATTCTATCAGCAACTGCTAATTCTTCAATTAAATTATCGCCTAGACAAAATGTATCATGCATCCATAACACTCGCATACGTGCTCGGCCAATAATTCTATCATAAAGATTCATAGGAGCGAAAGGTGTGCTCCTATAGTCGTTTAGTTTTGGATAGTCTGCAGGATCTGTAAAAGGGATAATTGTGCGTGAACTTATAACAATATCAAAAGTATGGTCCTGCGATAAATCCGTCAATGGCCGATATGTTACTTGATCGTATACGCCCGGTTGTGCATGATCGATATTACAGTTGTTGAAAACTGTAACGTCGAATCCAATTTGAGCAAGTTCCCTGCTCATTAGGATAACAGCACTTTCGCTGCCACCTAGGCCCTGTTTAAAAACGGTTGTACCATCATACGGAATACCGATAATATCTATAATAGCTAGTTTCATGCTATTAATTATACACTCTTTGTCTGTGGGTTAGCTAGTTTTGAAACAATTAAATGCTATTCGAATAAATCTACAGTAAGAGTGGATGGAAATGCTCGTCCAGGTCCCCATATGATACGAACTGCTCCTCCTCCTCCACCACCGCTATTGCTTGAAGTTCCGCCGCCGCCGCCTCCGTATACTCCACCTGCGCCACCTTGGCCTATTGTCGCAGTAGCACCATCGGTTCCTCCCGATCCGCCACGACCTCCGCGCCCATGACCATTAACTACGCCACCGGCAGTACCTGACGCTCCCTGACCGTATATACCAACGCCGCCGCCACCACCTGCATGAGTTTCGTTGGTGCCGCCTCCACCACCACCGCCTGCTCCTGCTATACCAGAATTGCCACCATTACCAGTATATCCACCGGCACCTCCGCCACCACTACCATTGGCTACAACACCGCCTCCGCCGTTGCCGCCGCCTTCTCCTACAAATGTTCCCCCCGGCGCAGTAGAACCACCAAACCCCGCGCTAATACCGCCACTGCCGCCGTTGGCTCTAACTACGGTAGAATCTATAAAAAGACTATGCCCTCCAGAAATACCCTGTTGGAAGCCGCTGCCTCGGCCGGCGCCTCCTGCACCAACTACTACTGTGTAATTTTGTCCAGGAAGTACCGCAATGTTATTACGCCATGCAAGGGCTCCGCCGCCACCGCCGTGACCAGAAGCATTTCCTGGATCACCAGTTGAGCCACTGCCGCCGCCACCTACACATACTACACAAACGCTAAACACGTTGGGGGGAGCGATCCATGAATACGTTCCAGGTGTTGTAAATTCAGCTTGATTAACTGGGTAGACTCTGTACCAATTATTAGAGTTCTCTGCCTGTAAAACTTCCCAAGGTTTCCATACACCCCGTGCTTCTGCAGAACTGGGCACATATTCTGAAGTTTCTATGATATTTCTTGGGTTATTAGACATAAGTTAGTATTCTATAGGTTACATAAAACGGATAGATCCAGATTGGGTGAAAGTGTATACTGTGAAGGAACCTTCGCCCGTGCCAGCTGTTGTTATTGTTGGAGAACCTTCAACTATGGGAGATTGACTAACTGTGCTTGCTAGATATCTAATAATAACAACACCCGAACCTCCAGATCTCGAAGCATCCAGTCGGGCACCGCCACCACCACCTCTATTAACTTGGCCGGCAGTTGCAGCAGTGCCGTCTTGGCGGCCACCATTACCTCCAACACCACTGCCACCCAGTGCAACTCCACTAGTAGAACTTAGCCAGCTAGAACCGCCACCGCCACCTCCATAGAATTGTGTGGAGCCGGTGATGTCGCTACCTAAGCCAGGCCCGCCAAAACCTCTGTCAGTAGCCGCGTTACCTGCTGTGCCAACACCGCCGGCGCCACCACCACCACCTGCTCTCACAGATGCTCCTAACGTATAATTTCCCTGGCCGCCGCCAGCAAAACCCTGCCCTGTTGTTCCAGATCCCGGTGGTGACGAATAAAGATTTCCTCCTCCACCTGAACCACCTGAACCACCAGTTACAGTACTTGAAGCACCTGTGCCACCTCCTATAGCTGTTATAGTTGTTTCAGTTGGGCCAAAAGAAGAATTTTCACCGTTAGATCCTGGTGCTCCACCAGCACCTATTATGATTGGATAATTGACTCCAAATGCTAAGGTAGCGGTGGATGTTAATACGCCTCCGCCACCACCACCACCACTGTGATCTGTTGACAGTCCACCACCACCACCGCCACCTACTATTAGATAAGTTATAGTGAGAAAAGGATTTGCAAATATATTAGCAGCGTTTGAAGCAGGAAATGCTCGTCCAGAACCCCATATGATACGAACAGCGCCATGGCCACCTCGTTGTACAACTTGATTGCCAGGGCCGCCGCCATCGCTGCCACTGCCTCCTCCATATGTTCCGCCAGCGCCACCGCCATTTATTGATGCACCCGCAGTACCGCCACTGCCACCACCTCCTGCGCCCTGGCCCGTGGCTCCAGCACCATTTGCACCTTGTCCATATATTCCTACACCGCCGCCACCGCCAGCATAGTGGGACGTCGTGTTAAATCCAATATCGTCAAAACCACCACCACCACCACC